TAGTTTTTCATAATTTAGTTTTTCAATGGGTCATATAAATCCCCAACGATTTCAGGTAGTTCCATTTCATTTACCTTAAAACTAAATGTTTCAAACGCATAACCTCTGCTTCTTTTGCACTTAACTGTTATCCATTCTTTATTAACTGTGTTTGCTTCTAATTGTATTTGTAGTTCTGCTTTTTTTTCTAAAAAACTTCCAAGATGACCTGTAGGTTTATCACTTCCAAAGTTAGAATGTATCACGCACATAATATGTATGTTATATTTAGATGACCATTCCATAAGTCTTTGAACACAAGCATTAGATTCTTCAATGTTATTAACGTCTGCACATAAGTCTGCAATACCATCTACAATAAGTAAACCAGCATTTTTAGCTTTATGTTCTAAACAATAATCTATAAATTCTATTCTGTCTTTATAACCAATAGTTCTTAAACCATAAGTCAAGTAGTTGTCTGATGTTCCTGCCATTTCAGCAATTCTTTTGAATACTCTTTGACAATGCCACCGACCTTGTTCTGTATCTATGTGTATTAATTCTTTACCTTGTCTATGTCCTTTTAAATTACCTCCAAAATGATTTTGGTCTGATAAGTAAACTGATGCAAGTAATGATATAAAGAATGTCTTTTTCGTCTTTGGAGGAGCTTGTATAAAACTAAAGTTTCCATAAGTTCCTAAAGGTATTGGTAAAAGCATATCTTTATTTCTTCCTTTTATTAATGTTTCTCCAAAAGACAATGCTACTGGAGGATATTCTAATTTTTCATTTACATCTATTGTACAATCTTCTTCTATTGATTGCATTGCAAGATATTGTACTGTTTGTTGTTCGTCTAGTCTTAATTGCATTTATATAAATATATAAAAAAAAGGGGTCGTTTAAAACCCCTTCAAAAAAATAAATTTTATTTTGTTTTTTTAAAATGGTAGATCATTAGATACTGGAGCTGTAGTATTCTCTTGTTCTCTTTCAGCTAACTTAATAATGTCGTTAGTCCATACTACTTTACCGTTACCAAGATAGTTTCTTTGTACTTTGGCATCTCTTTCTTCTTTTGTTTGAGAATCCATTAAAGCCACGTTGTTACCGTATCTTGTATCGTCATTTACTGAAATGGTTAAGTTATAATAAACTGCACCATCTTTACCTTTGATAAATTTTTCTTTAGGTAATTTATCTACCCTAATACTCGCATTGATAATTGCACTCATAATTTATTGATTTTAATTAATGTTTTCTTTTGTAATCCATTTCCCTTGATGGTCAATAACTGTATAGTTATGTTCCGTTAATAAAACTATAGCTTCATTTATTTCTTTAGCTTGTTCTCTAAAGTGATTAAATATTTGATTTTCAAATGGATGATGATCTTTTTCTGTATAAATTTTCTTAACTTTTTTTCTAAATTTTTCAGTATTAAGCATTGTTTTTAATTTTATTTATTAATTCTTCTTTTGTAGTTTTCTTTATTTCTGGTTTTTTAAAAGAATCTGATTCATCTTCTCCCTTAATTCCTAACGCATAAAAACCTGTTAACTTTAAAACAATTCTTGATAAAGCTCTTTTTTCTGCAATTTCTGTCACATACCAACTATTTGTGTTTCCATCTTTATAATTTGCACCTTTTAAGGCAGAACCAAATGTTTCCATAGATTTACCATTAAATTCTCCAAAGGCTTGTATTACTGCAAAATTAGGTTCTGATTTTATACTTTCATATTTAACTTCAATTTTTTCTTTTGCTTCAATTTTTTCAATACCTTCTCTTGTAATAATTGTAAAACTTTTATTACCTATTTCTTTTGTAAAAAAATGATCTTTTTCTAATTGGTATTTGTGATAAAGTTCTGTTAATTTTTCTTTGTTCATAATGTCATTAAGTTATTAGAATGTTCAACTTCGAGTTTAGCTTTTAAAACTTCATTTTCTTGTTCAAGTAAATCATTTTTCTTTTTTAACTTTTTGATTTCTTGTTCTTTGTTTTTAATAAAGTTTTGGTAAAATCCTACCTGAACGTAGTGTTGTTCGTAGGGTATGGTTCTGTTTTTAGTCATATATATAATTTTTAAATGAATTATAAATATAAACAATTTTCTTAATAAATAAGCAAAAAAAAAGGGTCAAAATGAATTAACCCCTTTTTATACAAGACAAATGTAACAGAACACTATAAATATAGAAATTAGTTTAACTCTTTTATTAACATATTATAACGATTTATTAACTCGTGAATTTCTGGTGTAGAGAATTTAGTTATTTGTTTTGCTTTGTAATAAAGTGATTCTGCACATCCAGCTCCGTATTCTAAATCTAAATTTTTGCCAAAAACAAATTGTTCTCCATACTTAAATACATTACATCCTGCACATTGTACTTGACAATTTATTTCATCCCATCTTGTTGAATAATATTTACGACTTTGAAAATGACCACATTGAAGTTTTTTGTAATGATCTTTTTTGCCACAAGTAAAACATTGAGCTATTTCGTTTTTAGCATAACGTTGTCTAATATATAAACTAAATACTTTGTCAAGTTTTTTAATTAGTTTACTTCTTGTTAATTTTTTCATTTGTAGGTATAACGTTATTGCATTTTTTACACAAGTAAAAATAACCGTTTTGATTGCTACCTAAATATAGCATTTTGTATTTACATTTTCTACAATTCATAATAACTAAAAAGAAAGAAAAAGAAAAAGGACAAAAAGAAAAAGAAAGAAAAAAGCCTACAAAAAAGAAATAATTTTATTACCTGTTCCAAGCACCGTCCATCTTTATTAGGTTGTGCAAGTTTTGCTATAAGCCAAACAAATATATAAAAATATTATTTACCTTGACCTTTATATTTCTTAAAATAGTTTTTAGAGCTTTTTAAGGCACTCATTTTACTTTTAGCGTGTATTCCCTTACGCTTCTTTGATTTGCTCTTATATGTGTTTATATTAATTCCTTTAGCCATTATTTCTTAATGATCTTTGCTGTTTTTTCTATACCTCTTGATGTGAAATAAAACCCTAAACTCATAATAACAATTTGACCAAGTAAGTCTACATACTGATTGGCTATGTTAAATTCTCCTATGTTTCCATCTATTAAAGCAAATAGAGTATATAGAACTAAAGAAAATATAGTTAGCATAGGTCTAATATTTTTACTTAACCAACTATCAGAAGCCATATCTGCACTATGTCTTGAAGTTATTTCTTTTTCAAGATCAAGTTCAGCTTTTATAAATATCTCCTCCATCTCTTTTTCAAACTGTGCTTTCTCTACTTTACTAAAAGTATGCTTGTCTATAATACCAGATATTTTTTCTGCTATATTACCTCCAGCTCCTCCAAATAGTTTTGCTAAAATATTTTTCATAACTTATTTTTAATATAATTAGTGTTATTATTATTGTAAAAATGTTTAGATGACTTTCGCCACATAAACCAAAAAGATGTTTTATAAATTCCATAATTATTCTTTTGATATAATATTAACTGTTTCTTGTATTTGTTGTTTTGTTGCTTGTATTTTAAATGATAGGTCAGCTACATACTGCATTCTAATTTTACCATTTTTATCTATGATAGCAATTACTGGAACTACTGTTATGTTTTTTCTTATGTCTGCAGGTTGGTCTTTTAAATAACTAAATTTAATTACAGCATTTTTTATGCTTGATAAATCATAATTATTTTTGTAATTCCATTTTGCATTAATTTGTAGAACAGTTGTTTCTTGTGCATTCAAAGAACACACCAATAATACAAAAAGAACATATAGTAAATGTTTCATCTTCTAAATACTTTATTTTCTAAATCTTTTATTGCTTCTTTATTTTCTTCAATATCCTCTTTCATATTTTCTGTTAGCTTATCAATTTGAATTACATTAGAACGTATTAATTCATCTTTTAATTGAAACTCCATTCTTTGTACAAATTCATCTCCACTAAAGGAATCTATCTTGTTTTGTAAATCAGATATTTCGCCTTGTAATGTGAACCACATACTTGCAAGAGATACTGCACCTCCTACGATCATTGCAATAGTTTTTAAATCTAATTGTACGTTAGTATCTTCACTAATCTTTGTTGCCATTTATTTGTCTATTTGTTTGAGTTTATTTATTGCCCAGTTGATACCAGCAGAACCACCCCAAGCATCCCACATAAGACCCCCACATCCTTCTGAATAAGGAACGTCTTTGTGTTGCTGATGTCTTTTAAATGATGCCATTCTTGCTATAGTATCTCTTGTTATGTTTTGTTTTTTTGCTATTTGTGATGCTCTTTTTTTTCCTGTTGCTTCTCCACAAGAACCCCATCCATTTTTTTCTACCCATTTTAAAGCACGTTTAGCGTTGTTTACTGCACCTTGTGGGTAGTCATTATATGATTCTAATTCTACTGAACCTTTAAAAGCATCATAACACATTGCTATTGCTTGATCTTTTTTGTGATATTTCATAAGTTCTGGAACACAACGCATCATAAAATTCTTTTGTTGTTCTCCTTGCTTTTTTTTAGGTATCGGCATTATTATAAAATTTAAAATGTAATACTATAAATATTACATAAATGTTTAACTCTGTAAAGTCAGTATGCTCATCTTCTGGCAAATAACTAAAACCAATTAATATGCCAAGAGCAAACCTTTCAATTATAGCAAATTCTACTTTTTTCATTTACAGCTTTTACATTCGCCTGTATAAGTGTAGTATCTGCCTTTGCGTTTTATTTCTAAAACTTGTTTTCTGTTTTTCTTTTTATTCCAACTAACGTGAATCCATTTAGGTTCGCCTTCTTCATTAGGATATTCATTAATTAAAATATCAAAGTCTAAATTGTCTTTTATGTAATGAAGCATTTCTAAATTAGTTTTGCCTCCTAAAGAATCTAAATCAATAGCTAAACCCTCTTTATGAGCAGATGAAATAGCACCACCAATTCTTGAATTTAATTCTTCTGATCTATAAAAGCTGTTGATTCTTATAGGATGATCTACCCATTCTCTTAATGGCTGAAAGATTTTTTCAGCTATTAACTCCATATTTTCAATATGTTCTTTTTTAGGTTTATTTGATATACCTAAACGTTTTGCTGTTTCGGAACGTACTGCTTCCTTATAGCTTATGTTTTCGCTTATTTTCTTCATACATTAAATACCATTTGTGAGTTGTGTACAGGATTGTAACTGTAAGTAGTATTATTTTTAATACCATATCAATGTTTGTGAAACTCAACGTAAAAGCTGAAAAATTAATTGCATACAATTTCATATCCTGTAAACTCATTATTTATCTTCTTTGATTTCTTCATATGACCCATCTTTTAGGTCTATGTTTATTTTACCATATTTTTCTTCTAATGATTTCTTTGATTCTTCTTGTTTAGAAATTTCATCAGCGTACATATGGTTTAAGCTATGGATTTGTGTACTTAACAAACCTATGTCGTGCTTAATAGCATTTAGCTTACCTTGTTGTTCTTGTAATTCTTTTAATTCTTCTTTTGTAATTTTTGACATTTTATTAATTTTATGATTAAGATATAAATATACTAATTTTTACATTTACATTCTTGTTTGAATTTATCTACTTCTGCTTTTAGTTCTTGTATTGACTTAACTAATAAAGGAACAATTTTAGAATAATCAACACCTTGTGGACTAATACTTTCATCTTCATTTACAGCATCTTTTTCTCCTGTAACTGCTTGAGGTAAAACTTCTTCAAGTTCGTGAGCCATAACTCCATAACTTCTGCTTTCATCAATTTTCCATTTAAAGTCATATACAGGTATTTTAGAAACCATATCTAACCCTGAAAAGTCTTGTAAGTCTTCTTTTAATCTATAATCTGATGTTTCATTATAAGAGGTTGTAGTGCCATTAGAGGTTATACTTCCTACAACAGTACTTGTACCATATAATAGAAATGAAGCAAAAGTATAAGTTCCACCATCACTTGCTGCATATATACCTAACGCATTGGAATTTCCACTTGTAGCTGAAGAATTTATTGTTAATTTTCCCCTTTCTGTGTCAGTTCCAATTAAAACCTCCCCCCCAGATGTTATACGCATTCTTTCATTACTGTTTGTTGAAAAAACCATATCATCATTTTCCCTTTGAACAATTTGTAAAGAACTTTGACCTGTAAAATAACCTATACTTGCACCATCAGTTGAAGCTGAACCTGTAGTACCATTTCCAATATTAAGATATGTTGTACCTGTTCCTTGTAAACGAAGTTCTGGTGCATTTACATTTCCTGCAAAAGTTGCGTTTTTATCTGTATCTAATGTTAAAACATCTTGTATTGTTCCTGAACTATTTGATGTTCTTAATACCATATTTGCTCCATCACCTGAAGTTCCCCTTTTAAATGCAACTTCCGCTTTAGGAGTACCAGTAGATGTTGAGCCTCTTATTACTGCTTCAGCACTAAAATCACCTGATGAGTTATTAATGTGAAGTAATTGTTGAGGCGAAGTAGTTCCTATTCCTACGTTTCCTGCCCTTTCTACAATAAATCTTGCATTGGTTTGGTCATTATCATCCCACACTTGCAAAGCATAACTACCTGAACCAACAAAAACATCTAATCCTCCTATATCGTCTTTAGCATCTGTCCAAGAAGCATCTGAAGCTGAACCAACTTTTACATTTCCTTGAACTTGTAATTTAGCATCAGGCGAATCAGTTCCAATTCCTACGTTTCCTGAACTGTCTATACGCATTCTTTCTGTACCATCATCAAAAAATGCTAAAGCATTTGAAACTAAAGCTCCTATTTCCCATTTACTACCTTGAGTACCTGCTTTTAATGCCAATGAAGCTAAATTATTATTAGTTGCATCATTTATTTCTAACATAGTAACAGAACCACTAATATCTGATGAAGGCGAATCAGTTCCTATTCCTACGTTTCCTGAACTATCTATACGCATTCTTTCTCCATAACCTCCAGAACCTCTTGTTATAAAACATAAATCTCCATAATTATTAACGTGGTCAGTATATTGTAATCCCATACCACCACTTGAAGCACCACCATCTGAATCAGTAAAATTAATAAGTGAATAGTTATTATTTGTTGTATCTGTATTTGTTAAATACAATTTAAAAGAAGCGTCATTACCATTACTTGTAGTTGAAGATGCAGCAGTAACTTGTAATTTACCATCAGGCGATGTAGTTCCAATTCCTACGTTTCCTGAACTATCAATACGCATTCTTTCTGTAAGAGTGCCAGAACCTTCTGTGCTAAATATTAATGTACCATTGTTGGTATCAACTTGGTCCATAGTTATTCTTGCTTTTGAATCAGTTGTTGCTCCACTTTCTACAAAATCAATATAAGGTGCATTTGAAGTATTATGTATAATTACATTTCCTGCAAAAGTTGAGTTTCCAGAACTGTCTATACGCATTGATTCTGAAAAAGTAGCGCTATTTCCTGCTGTACCAGATGCAGCTTGATAAAAATGAAATCCATCTGCATCCATTTGAAATCTATTGGCTGTATCATTAGTTTGATAAATATTATTAGTTCCATTATAATATTGATTATAACTTAACCCTCCATTGTTAGAAGCGCTCCATAAACTAATTTTATTTCCAATTTGTATATTATCAAAACTTGTAGACCAAGAATAAGGTGTAACTCCAATTCCTACTCTACCTTTACTGTCTATACGCATTCTTTGTCCACCATCTGTATCAAATCTTATATAACTATTATGGTCTCCAATTTGGATACCCTTTGATGAATTACCACTTCCAACAAGTCCAAAATAATAACCCCCTGTATCAGAACCTGCTAATATTTCATCATCGTTATTTAATAAATAAGGCGTTGTATTGTTAATCTTAATGTCTCCTGCAAAAGTTCCTGTTCCTGCAACTGATATATTTCCACTTGTAGCATTTACTGTAAACTTATTTGTGTTAATTGCTAAATCTCCTGCAAAGGCAGTATTTCCACTTGCTGCAGCTACCGTAAATTTATCTGTATTTACTGCAAAGTTTCCTGTTGAACTTAAATTAGTATTTGTTGTTAATGAACCATCTACTGTAATTGCAGTTCCTGATTCTGAAACTATTGAATCTGCTATTACTTGTGTTGCTGACCATTTAGTTAAGTTTCCTGTTGTTCCTGTTCCATCTACTTGTGAATGATCTAATTTAGTCCATTGATTGTTTGCTCCTGCAATTACCCAGTCTCCTACAGTCCAGTTAGATATACCATTTAAAGTAGTAGTACCTCCATCGCTTACAACGTAATAATGTCCTTGTGTTATAAAAGGACTGTTGTCTATTGTATAGGCTTCTCCTGTTAGCATTATATCTGCATCTAAAGAAAGTGTTGTATCACTATCTACGTTTGATACTAATGCAGTTTGCCCATCTACTTGGTTTACTACTTGATCTCCTACAGTTACTGTTGAAGTAAAACTTGCAGAACTATCTACTAACTTGTTTGCAGTTGTTGCAGTTGTTGTTCCGTTTGCAGCTTCTCCACCACCAGAACTTAATACTGGCGAGTTTGTATCTGCATCCCAAGAACCCATAAATCTTAATCCCCCTGCTAATCCGTTTACTTGTGATTGTAGTTTTCCAAAACCTTCAACTATTGTATCTGTTGCTAAAACAGAACTTGCAGAAGGAGAAGTTAATCCTGTTAATACTTTACTTGTTACTGAATTGTTATCTAAAGTTACTGCACCACTTACATTGCCTGTACCATCAACACTCGATATTGTTCCTGTAGCTTGACCTGTTAAAGATAAATCTCTTGCAGTTTGCCATTTTGTAGCAGTATCTGCATTTCCTGTTAGGTCTCCAGTTACATCTCCTGTAACATTTCCTGTAACATTTCCAGTAACGTTTCCTGTAAGATTACCAGTAACATTTACATTAATTGAACTTGGTAAACCTATTTGTATTTGTTGATTTGAACCTGATGTTTCTATTTCGTTTGCAGTACCTACAACACTAAAAGTTTGTGAATTTAAAATTACTGCACCACTTCCTGAATCTGTTGTAAAATCTAAATCACTTGCATTGTTTAAACTTTTTACATAAGCAGTTGTCGCTACTTTTGTAGAATCGTCACTTGATGCTTGTGTTGTTGCAGTAACACCATCAGCTAATACAGATGTTGAGGTTACATTACCTGTTAAGTCTCCAGTAACGTTACCTGTTACATTTCCTTGTAAGTCTCTATGTACTGTTGCAGGGAGGCTTAAACTTAATCCTTGACCAGAAGCTGCAGTTGTTATTTGATTTGTAGTTCCTGTTATTGCAAATGTTTGCGTGTTTAGGTTTACATCTCCTGTTCCACTATCTCCACTAAAGTCTAAATCAGATGCAGCATCTAAAGTATCTACATAAGATGTTGTAGCTATTTTTGTAGAATTATCTCCTGCTGTTTGTGTAGTAGCTGTTGAACCATTAGGTAAAACAACACCACTTGAATTTAAAGAAATAGTAAGTTTTTGATTTAACGCTACTGTTGTTATTTCGTTTGCAGTTCCAGCAATGTCTAATAGTTGTGAATCTAAATCTACAGAACCATTTCCAGTATCCCCTTCAAAGTCTAAATCTTGCAATGTAACGTGACCTTGTACATAATCTATAATAGCAGCTGTCGTTGGTATAGAAGTATCGTTATCGTTGTTTAAAACACCATCTGCAGCATCTACAAACTTGCTTATAATTATATTTTCGCCTGTATCTTTTAAAGAGCCAAATTCTAATATAGCAGTAACTTTAAAATCTCCTGCTGTATTCATAAATACCCCACTTGCTAATCCTGAACCATCTGTTAGCTCTTTCAAACTTGAAGTTAAAGCAGCATTATCAATAGTTTTGATTAAACCTGAATAAGTATCTGATATTCTTGTGTTAAATAGACTTGCCATATTTTTTATTTTTAATTTCTTGTTTCTTTAAAAACGTTTTTAGTTTTTCTATATTTTTTTGTTTTGGTTTATATCTCATAATACCCAGCCATTAAATAATGCATCATAGTCAGGATAAATGTCGTCATTTGTGTTACTTGTGTATTCAGGATAATCTGATTGATTAAATGACATAAAATCAATGAAACGTCTTGAATAATATTCCATAAATTCACGAGCTTTATCTACTAAATAATCTACTTCATTCTTACTTACTGTTTCGCTTGTTTCTGATCTATGTTTAAATACACCTCCATTTTTTATAGCATAACTCGCAAATGGAATATAATATACTTGTGCTGCCCAAATTAACATTGGTTGTAAATAAGTGTTTAATAATGTTTTGTATTTTGCATTAGCTATGTCATCGATTTCTCCATTAGCAATTAGTGTAGATATTTTGTTGTATAAGTCAGTTCCAGTATAGTTTTGTATATCTATTTCTTGGGCTATCTTAATAAACTGTATAAATTTATCAGTATCTACATTTCCATCTATTATGGAATTTCTAACTAAATCTGTTCTATTTATAAATAATGCTGTTGCCATAATTTTCTATTTTGGGTATGCTCCTTGATTAGGCATATTAACTGGTGCTATTTCTGATTGTTTAGTTCCTCTTGGATTCTTAATGTAAGTTTTAGGTATTGTTCTTGTTTTTTTATAATCACTTAAATCTTTAGAAGGTTTTGTGTTTTTCTTTAAACGATATAATTGTCGCATCCATTTATGTCTACAATAAATTCCACCTTTAAACTTGAATAAATCGTATGGTCTGCCTTTATGTCCTAATTCTTTATTAACTCCTTCTCTTGTTGCTTTGTCAATATCTTCTAATCTATACACAATTCCTGATCGAGATAAACGCATCATATTTTCACAAAAATCTCTTGTTGAATTACTTGGTTTTTTAGACCCTACTACATATTTATATCTAATCTTATAATTTTTAGAATCTAAATAACTAAAGCCATCAGGTTTAGCAGTAATTTCATCTTTTAATTGTTGAAACAAACTCTTTTTTTCATCAATACATATATTAGCCCAATCTTCATTGCTTATATCAGAATTTTCTTCTAATTCATCTACAAGTTCCCATTCTTCGCTTATAACTTCTCCTTTTAAGTTTTCTAAAATAACTTCTCCAAGTTCACTTGACATTTTAATAGGAATACAATTAGGTACTAATCGACCCCCTTTAACTTTCATTCCGTATTGTTCGTAACCAGCTTCACAAGGTTTTTTTAAATCTATTTCATCGTGTGATTCACAAGGCATATACCATACCTTATCCCCTTCTTTGTGTTCGTGATGACCAGAACATCCCATTTTTTCTGCTTGTCTTTCTGCTTCTTCTTTAGTTTCGTAAACCTCAAGTCCGTCAATCTCTTTTAAATCAGTTGACATTTTAATTCCAGTTTCTTCTTCTATTTCTTCATCTGATTGTACGCTTCTGTCTACATCAGTAAATTCTAATGGCTGTAACGTTATAAAGTATAGGTTTAAGGCTATATTGTTAAAAGCAAGTATCTTATCAAAGCAATCTATTAAAAGTTCCTGAAATGGTCTTATAACGGTATTATCCATAAGCAAGGAGGCAGTCTTTATTTCATCTGCATTGTTTCCAAGACCTGTATTGTCTTTTATTCCTAAAAGCATAGGACTTACAACTCTATGAGCTACTAATACTTTACTTTGTGATTCGTCTGATAAAAATTGATATTGATTATGTGCATCACTTAATTGAACAGGTGTTATTTCTGCTTGTGCTTCTTTGTTGTCGTTAAAACTTAAAATAAATTTACCTGCATTACTCGAACCACTAAACTTTTGTGCTATACGTTGTTCAATCAATTCTCTTTCTTGTGGATTAGGTGTGCCGTTGTTGAAATTTATAAGCATTGATGGGCTTAATCCATTCATTATATTATTTAAATGATAATTAGAAATTTCTTCTTCTAATTCTGCATATTGTATTCCACCTTGATAATCAACAGGCGCATAGTAATAAAATCCAGACTTGTATGGTTTAATGTAATATATTTCTATATTTTCTTTAGACATTCCATAAGCTGGTATTCTTAATGGCTTATCACTTGGTTTTAATTTAGACCAATCTTTAAAATAATAATAAGCAGGAATATCTCCTTCTTCATTAGCTTTTTCTGCTCTTAAAGTTTCTACAGGAATATGTTCAATTTGTGCAATTCGTGTTCTGTCTTTAGAATATATAATTTGTAAAGAGGCTTGACCCATAAGTTTTAAGTCATAACATATTTTTCTAACTACATCTTTTTTTAGAAGTGTAATCATTTCTGCGTACTGATCTGGTTTTCTATTAGAGTCAGTAGCTCCTAAACCTTTACCGTAAATTTGTTGTGAAATACCATTAATACAGGCATTGTTAGTTGGACTTCCATTATACCTGTCTATTAAAAATTGAAAATAATTATTGTCATCTCCATATCCTATCCAATCTTGATTAGGTACTTCTACAATTTCAGGACTTGTATATGTGCTTAAATTAACAAAACTAACTTCTGATTTAGATTCTTTTACAAATTGACCTAAATTATTTCTTTTTCTATTTTTCATATTACAATGTAATCATTATTATAAGAATTGTCTGTTATGTATTGACCTTGATTGATGTTATAGTATAAATTATCCATTTGATCTATTTCTTGGTCTGTACAGAAAATCTTGTCTTTAAATATATCTACAATGTTTGTTGTATCTACATTCCAAAATTCATTATATAATTCCCATAAAAAATAATTAGTATTCCAAAAATTTGGGTCTGTATATAATTCTAAATCGTAAAAATGACCTTCAACTAAAACAGGACTAAATGCTTGACTAAATGTTAAATAATTACCAGTTGTTGTAGCATTAGTTACCTGATATGTTTGTATGCTGTTTGTACTGTCATCTCTTATTGATAAAGTAAATTCATCAGCGTAAACTCTTGGGATTACCTTAAAGTTTTGAGCAGTAGTTAATGTCTTTAATACAATCATTTTATATATAACGTAATAAATAAGTTATTTTGTGAAAACATTAATCCAAAAAAAAAGCACCCCAAAGGATGCTCTTAATTTTAATATCAATAAATATTAGTTAGGTGCTATTTGAGTAGCATCAGCAGTAATTAATCCTGAATCTAAAAAGTAAGGAGCTAATTCTTCTTGTCCTTCCATTACTAAAGTAAATCCTGATAAATCTCCTGCAGCAGCTCCAGAAACTACAGTTCCTGAAACAAATTCCATTCCGTTTTCAAGTCCACATAAGAATTGATTTCCGTAATAATCTTCAACAACAACATAAGGTCTTGCAACTGCAATCTGTTGTAATTCTGCTTGAGTTTTAGCATCAAGGAATGTTAGTGTTAAATTTAAAGTTTGTGTATAAAAAGTAGTTCCATTTTCTCTTGAACTTGTTACAGTAGTTTCAAGTGAAGAATTACCCTTTACATCAAATTGATACCAGTCAGGTTGTGTTCCTGCGATAGTTGTTACTTGTTTTGTAGTAGAATCTACAGTTACACCAGTAATACCTCCGAAGTCTCCAAACCAAACTGTTTTTATGCCACCGAAGGCACTTT